CCAAAGCTTCTGGCTGGTATATCCTGACCATCAATCTGCATGCCTGTGGTATTTAATACTCGAACATTCATTCTTAGTATCTTTTTAAGGCGCATCTGGTTAGGCCCGCTACCGATATTGGTTGATAATGGCATCGGTTTAAATTCTGGGATAAACTTAATGCCAACCTCTACTGTTGAGTAGTTTTGCGCTATTTCGCTAGCGGTTAACGTTACCTGTCCACCGCTTACAGCTCTTTCATCAAGAACAATACCATCAGCAACTAAAGTAACTGTTTCACCTTCTAAAGCCTCCAAGCCTGAAATAAAGCCGGTTCCGTTGCCTGTGTGAGACATATCCAGCTTAGAATCGAAATTCCACTTCTCAATAAAATAAGACTCTACACCATTAATGGTTCGCTTATTGGTCATGTAGAGACTATCATCAACTACCGAGACATCAGTGATAAATCCATTGGTCGTCCATTCAGTAAAGCCGTTAATATCTTGCGATCTAAGTGTATTAAGAATAGTCGCACTTCCATCGTTATTGACAATGAACACCCAATTAGCATCATCAGATGTTGCTCCAGATAATACCGCTACATCAACTGGTGACTTTATTAACTCAGGACTAAGAACGCTTATATCCTCTGCTGAATAGGTGTCCTCGTTGAAGTTATAAACATACCGTTTAAGGCTTTTACCGTTACGGCTAACAAAAATAGTGGCTCCATCAATCTCTTTAATTTCAAGGTTGGATGAGCCTCCCGATTCTGGTTGTGGGGTAATTGCTACTGACGATGGGGTAATAGGACTTACATTAACAGTAAATTCTGAGCCATCAGTGAATATTTGTAAGTTTCTTCCTGGGTAAACATCGATAATATCATTCAGTTTTCTGCTTGATATAGTGGTGAATATTGCATCATCGTCATCACCTTCATCTATTTCGAAATCAAATAAACTGCCGGACTTAGACAAGAATAGTGATTGCTTCTTAGCTTTTACGCCGCCAATAACCAGCCTGCCCTCATAAAAACAAGCTGAACGCGGATAGCCTCTTGTTGCGCTCCATACATCTTCTTTTCTTGGTGAGCCGCTAACTGACTTAGTAACAGCAATCGTTTTAGAGGCGGTCCCGCTAGTGGCAAATGCTGAGAACAGCTCAAAATCCTTGGTTGACTCGCCGCTAATGGTGATTGTGTAGGCCGCTGCACCTGTTCTAGCTACTGATACACCTGTCTCGCCTGTTACTGGCATATCTTGTATGTTCTTCTGGATATTTAACGCTGTAGCGCTTCTTTCGTCTGCTGTAGCATCTCCAGCATAAGTGATATTTTTACTTAAAACGCCTTCAATATCGATTTGGAAAGTGTCGCCAGCCACAAAGCCCGTAAAGGTCATTATTTGAACTTCGCTAGTTGGGGTAGGGCTTGACGCATCGTCGAAGTCAAACTGCGGAATATTAAAGAATGGCGCATCATCCAATTGCCAATCCCAATCGGTTCCAAGGTTGATTAGCCTTTGTGTGGCGGTGTCCTCGTGAAATAACAGCATGACCGACTCGGTTTGAACGTCTCTTAGTGTGGATAGTTGAGACTCAATATAGGGCATTTTAATATCTGCCACTCTATTGTCGGTTGCCTTGTCATAAATGGCGCAATTGCCATCAGTAAACACACACAAATAGTTTTCATTCTTAGATGCGCTGAAATCTTTTAATTTAACTGAGCTGTTGTTTGCTGTTCGCTCTTGCAGGGCAAATTCTGACAAGGTGAATTTATTGGTAGTTAAATCTATACCATCTTCTTTAATTAACCGCCAGTATCGATGCGTGCCACCAAGATAGGTTCGCATATCCCTAGCTTCTGTGCCAACTTCTCGAATAGTTGTTCCCTGCCAAAACGAGTTATCATCTGACCATTGAACCACTACATCATTTGTTGAGCCTGATACCGTTAAAAAAATACCCCTTATATCAGCAAACTCAATCGTTTTTGCCGTCCCTAAGTCGTAATGGGCGATCACATAGGGGTCAATAGTGGATATGTTGGTTGTAGTTGATGTTGATGTTGAATCGTTATCATCGTTGATATTCGCCGCCGTACCACCTTCTGGCATTGTTGGCGTGGTGGTTATTCGTGACGTCTTGAAAGAGGCGGTGTCAATGTAATCAGTTCCAGGTCGACGCTTTAATCCGCCTTGAGGGATTAGTACAATATTCTTACCAACCTCTAAGCCTTTGTAGTACTGCTCAATATCGGTTCGACCTTTTATTAGAGGCGATAATACACCACTATTAAAAGATGCTTGAATAAATCTTGATTTGGCCATTAAGCCCTCACGTCAACGAAAGGTCTATTAACAATAGCTGATTGTGGGTGCTGCATTGAATCAGTGTATCGGGCCATTCTGGAGGCGTTTACATACTCTTGCCCCATTCTATCGGCTGATGCCGCACTATCCCTAATGGATGATGCAAAGTCCCTAGCAAGGGCGTATTCAATCATTTTAGAGAAATACACAGGCCATTCTGACTCAGCTACGTCTGCAATATAATCACAGTACATTGCTTGCGAGAAGTTAGTGTAAACCTTGTCACCAAATATTTGATAATCTAGATTTGGGTTTAATTTGACTAGCGCTATCATATCTGTAGGCAATTGATACGCGTTTGAATAGTCTGAGTCTATCGGAGTGTCAACTAATAAGGATAACTGAGCTTTACGTCTAGCGAATCCCCATCGGTGTTTTGATAGTTCATTCTTGACAATGTTGTCATAAAGGTTAGCCGCAACTACTTGAGCGCGGCTGTTACCAGTTAAAGTATTGATAGGTAAATCACCAATCAAAATAAGAGCGTTACTAATAAGATCAATCTTACTCGCCATGATGATTACCTATTGTTATGGATTAATCAGTATCGGTGACTGCTAATACTGTACCATCTGCCACATCTACCACACCTGATGCATTACTTAGCACAGGGAATAGAATATAAGCCGCTGTACCATCTGTATCTACTGCGCCATAAATCAAATCACCTACTCGCAATGTTGCTGATAGGTTGTTGAAATATCCAGCCGTATTGACATCTGCTTGAGTATCTACAGTGGTGTATAGGTGGATAGCTGGCGCTGTGCCAGTTGTATCACCGTGTTTGAAATCAGTTAAAACTAAAGCCATCTTAATATCTCCTATTGAACGAAAGCGATTCTGGCTAAGCCTTCAGGATCGATGACGCATGAACCAGCCTTTAAGTTGCCATTACACAACCAACTAGAGCGTTCTGCTACCCAGTCGATTCCCATTGATTTATCAAGGCTTGCTGCTGCTAAACCTATTGCGCTAGGCGCATAAGCATAAGCAATCAAACCAGAACCACCCAAACCGCCTTCAAGTCTACGAGCGCCAACTTTAATAAAGTTGAACCCCATGAAGTTAGAAAGCGATCCACCAACAAGAGACTTAACCGTGTTAAAGTCTGATGATGTGGTTTCAGTGTTAGCTAAAAGAGACTCCATACCGGAGCCAGAAACAACAATGTTGACATCTTCGTCAACTTCTAGATCGTCATAGTACGCCCGTAGCGCTCTAAGTTTGGCCGCTGTAAACCCTGTGCCGCCTGCCGCAATATCAAATGCTGCGCCATCAGTTGCGGTTGTGTTGTATGAAGATTCAGCAACGATTGTATCGATGATAATTTGATCTTCCGTTCGACCCATAGCCTTACCAATAGTGGTAGCTAGCTTTGATTTTTCATCAAAGTTAACAGTGGCTTGGTCGAAAATGTCAGTGTACTCTGGGTGTTCCCAATCTTCCAAACTGGCAGTTGGTAAGCCGTGGGTGATATTCATTGGTACAACTACAGAGCTCGAGCCTGTTCGCTTGTGCCCTTGACCTTTACCCATTAAACGAAACTTATAGGTGTCACCTACAACATTTCCTCGATATTCTACTGTACTACGCAACTTTGAACCGCCCTGATAGGCTGGCTTGACCATTGAGTCAAACTCGGTCTTAGCTGCTGTTGATAAGAACTTACTCATTTTGAATTACCTCAAAAAGTGAAATTAATAATATTTTCTTGAGGGTTTTTATTGGGTGTCCCGTCTAAATGGGGTCAACTAAAAACCTTTACATTTAAACGGGCCTATAGATAGGGTGTCCGAATTGATTCTATTTTACCATAGTTTTAGCCTATTACAACTCTATGCTCGCCATCACCTACCAAATCACGCCACATTTGCTCAGCTTTAGCGTTATAAGCTGCATCAGTTGAGCGTAACAGTCGACCGCTTTCATCCTTAGCGTTAGAGAATTTCTCCACTTCCTCTAGCGTTAAACCTTGGGGCTGTTGGGCGCCCTCTTGAGCTATCTTGGATGGTGCGAATGATTTGATTAGAGTCTCGGCTAGTATCACATCTTCGGCCGTTGTGATTAATGGAGCCACATCGTCATACTTTGCGCCTAGCTTGTTCTTTAGGGCGGTATCGACCTGTTGCAGTCTTTCTGAGGCGTTATCCCCAAGCTTAGCCATTTCAGTTTCTTGGTTGATTTCCTGGCTTACAGCGTTTTGAGTTGACAATAATTCCCAAGCTTTCTCTAACCCCTGCTGGCTCATGTTGGTTTCTTTGCCAAACTCTACTAACTGGTTGAATAGCTCATCCTCGGCTTCAATGCCTTCTGGAGTGGCATAGCCGTCTTTAGGTGCGCCTGTGAATGATCCAAACTGCTTCTCTAACTCAGTGTAAGCCTTGGCCTGCTCTGCTACCGTCTTATACTTGTCGCCCTTGTACCACTCAGGGCGCTCACCATCCCCTTTGACGCCATCAGAGAGAAAGTACTCACCTTCCCCTAATTCTGGAGCTGCTGACTCAAGCAATGAGCTTGTTTCTGTTGACGCTTCTGTTGTTTCTACTGCTTCGTTGTTTTCTGTATCCACTGTTTTATCTCCTAGAATGAACCGATTGGTAATGTGTCAAACTTTTTGTTGTTGTTGTATAGGTCAAATGTTCTGTATCTTAAATCATAAACCACTTTGTCAGCCTTTTGATGCTTAGCTGCCGCAATGAGTTTATCCTTATCAAAACTTACACGCCTAAGGAATGGCATTGCTCGCTCATCAATTGTTAAATCAAAGGTTGGTTTTTCTTCTTCCTCCGGCCTTATTTTGATAGGCTCTTTCTCCATATTGAAGCCAAGCTCCTTTAGGATTTTTTCTGGTTTCTTGTTCCAATAGCTTTTTATTTTACCCTTTTTACCCATAGCTCGAATTTCTTCTTCGCTCATTTCTGATGGTGATTTATCAAAAATACTTTCCGGCCACTCCGGCAAATCTTTAATGCTTTTTTCAGTATCCACTATAATACCTCCGCTCTTTCCATTTGTTTGATCATGTATTTAACCACTCCCGCCTCACCGTTCTTATATGCGGCTTCGTAATTAATGTTGGGGGAGTTCATAGTTACATCGTTATTCATAATAAACACAGTTGATAAGTGCTGCATTACTCTTACGCCGTCATCTGTCTTGAATAATCGATTGAACGCTTGAGCAACGTTTGCAGCCTCTTCTCTTTGCTTAGCCTTGGCATGCTCCGCTTTCTTAATATTTTCTTCTGATGTAGTTGCGTCTATTTCTTTCCAGTCCATTATACAGCCTGCGGTTGTTGTGGAGCTTCTTCTTCAATGCCTTGCTCAGCTAATGCGCCTGCCGCTTGAACCATCTCCTGCTTCTCGGTTTCGGTTCTACTTAACTCTTGTGGTGAACCTGTCTTCTGTGCTGCCCAAGTGCCGGCATTCTCGACTTTAAACGATAATTGAACAGCTTCATCACCACCGACTGCGCGAGTAAACTCAACAGCTTGTTGGAATGATAGTAAATCCTCTGCATCTTGAGCTCTTGCTAATGGGGATGTGAACTTAATAGCAACTTCGCGGCCACCTATCTTGATTGGTTGCAATATACCTCTACGCACTAAGATTGAGTGAACACGCTTAAGAATGGGAATTAATGCCTCGGTTTGTATTCTTCCGAATGCTGAGCCTATGCGTTTAGCTAACTCTCTTGACTCAATGGCGAACTGTGTTGCTGATACCACAGAGTCATCAGGCTCTCTAATATCATTAAACAGCGCTCGACGTACATCGTTTTGCATATCTTCAACAACGAATAACCCTAGATTTAAATCGGTTGAAGTGTCTAGCCTTTGCAATGATGGATTTTGTGAGTTATTTGAACCCACTGGAATCACAATACCTGGAGCAATTTTAATATTATAAGGGTTAGTTACACCATCATCGGTTGCAGTCCACATACCAGATAAGTCAATAGCTGCCTTGGTTAGCATGTATTCTTTGGCCTTGTTGAGTGATTTAACATTAGGTAGAACGTCTAATACTGGTCCACGCCCTCTAACCTCGCCTGATGTTTTAGAGTATCTAGCGGTAACCATGGGGGATGTATCATCATACTCATCGACAAATGAGATAGATTCTTCTTCATGAACCCATACAATTAAGTAATACTTCTGCTCTAAGTGATCAAACACAACACCTTGACGAACGTCTACCATTTCATCAGGTGAATCTTTAATAAGTTTAGAAATTTGCAATGACGGCTTAAACCCTATCCATTGGCGCTCAAGATTCCTAGCTTTAACCTTAAGCCTCCACCAGTGAGTCTCAATAACGCCTCTTGGGCCCTCTTCAAACGCAATGCCTATTTGTGGAATAGCTTTGAATATGACTGGCATTTCATCGGATTCATCTTCCTCAATACTCATCGTCGCTGTGCCAATCAATAAATCTAAACCAAACTCGTAGAATTGAGTGGCAAAGTTAGACCGGTTGATGATATCGAATGTGATAGCTGCTTGTTCCTCTAGGTTTTCTCGAATATCTTTCTCTGATATATCGCCTTGAGATGCTTCTATCTGCCTTAGTATCTCGCCTGATGGCTCATAGTTAGCCCATCTAGCCCAGATTGGAGCAATATTCTCTTGTAGCTTGGATGCACCTATCTTGATAGATTCGGGTCCAGTACCATCGAATATTCGATCCATTTTCTTTTGGCCGCGACCTTCTCGGTTGAATAGGTTTCTATTGGGTAGAAAGAACTCATATGCATCATCAAGGGTGTCTTCCCATTGTGCCGATTCAGCAAAAGCTTTCTTTTCTCTAGCTTTTAGGTCCGATAGCGAGCCTAGGTTGTTTGGTATCTTCATTTTCTCGAATAAACCCCTCTAGTTGCTCTATTGGGCGAGCTTGAGCCGCTTGAAGCTCCTGCGCCTCTAGCACCACCAAGCAAGCTACCTGCACCACCACCGCCTGATGAACGCCTACCTCCTACCGCCTCACTAACATTTCTTGGCGCACCTGAGAGCAATGAGACATTTCCTAGCTTATTTCGAGCTAATGCAGCAAACTTTTCTTCTGACTTCTCTATCTCTTCATCAAGCAGGCGTTTGTTTCTTGCCTCTGTGGCTAATTCTTCGGCTGTTTTTGGTTCCTTTTTTGGCTTTTTCTTTTCTTTCTCTCGGCCGACTAAGCTGATGTCTTTGTCCCACTTAAATAGACCCATTGTGCACCTTCTTGAATAGTTGATAAGGGGTTAAGCTCCACGACCTAATCCCAGTAATTAGCTTTGTAAAGCCGACGCAGGTATTCAGTGATACCCATCTTTTTCGCTCCACTGCCTGAATTTTGACTATTATACCGTTTTCTATGAGAGTTGCATAATGATTGACTGAGTCTATACGAGTGACACCATGGCCTGATTCATACTTAAGCCATTTGTTGCCGTCTGCTCTTAATACAAAGCAATGGCTGAATCCATCCTTTAGCCATCTCATCCACCATAGCGGGCGCTCAGCTTCTTTGAACACTATGTACATGTCATCCGAACACATTGAACTCTACTTTCATGCTGCCTGCCTTAGGTGGCGGCTTGTGAGTGTTTTGCTCATTCCATCCTAATGCTAGGGTTTGTAACGCATCCGCTCCGTGACTAGCCCAATCATGCAGTGGCTGGTCTTTAAATACACCCTTCTTATCATCCCATTCATATTGATAGGATGCTAAGCAGTTTAATCCGTGCTCAGCTCTTGTATCGTCAATATAGAGCCTTGGGAATATCTTTCTAACTGCGCCATGGCCTTCTGATTTAGCTCTAGGGCGTTGAACTGTTCTGAATGCTATACCCATTCTAGCGGCTGTCGATTTACGCGTTTTACCTGTGGATAACTCTCTAACCTCAATATCATGCGGGGCTAAGTGTTGGCCATAGTGTATTTTATGCTTCGCTTTGAACTCTTGTAGGTATTGGATGTAGTGCTCCATACCTTCGTTGTGATTCTCGTAATAGTGAATTAAACGTATTTCATTACCTATTGTTTGGAAGAACCATATCGACATGGCGTCACTAATGCCTAAATCCCATGCGGTGTGAACTTCTAACATTGGATCGACTGGTATTGATAGTATTCTGTGATCATCTCTAGCAGTTGATAGCTGAGTTGAATAGATAGCACCTGGTATCTGAGCGTCGAACGAGCAGAAGTATTCTTGCTGTATTTTTTCCTCACTCATTCCTTCATCACGTTCTTGCTGGATAATCTCTGGACCTATCACTGGCGAGCCATCATCACGCTTAGTGTCATTAACCGTTAATAACTCACAAAACCATTCTTTAGTCTTTTTCGCCATCTTGTATAACTGATAGCCGTGATTCTTGCCTCGAGCGGTATAGATGAATACAGCCCACCCACCATTCTCAGCTAACATTGGTCTAAAGTAATCCCATGCTTGAGGATTTGATATTGAATACTCAGAGAACACAATACCCACTGGATTAGAACCTACCATTGCATCATAGTTATCAGAGCCTACCAGTTGCCAGATAGAGCCATTCTTAAGCTCTATTAGCATCTCTTGCTCATTAGTACGCTTACGGATTGATAGGGGGAATGCTTGGTCTATTATCTTTCTACCTTGACCATCGATGCCGTTCCATATTGCTTTACGGGCTTGAGCTATCTTGGGTAGGCAATGCCAATAGATACCTTTACGCTTTAACATCATTGAGGCTGTGAAGTTTAGACTCATTGAGTCCTTACCTGCTCGACGATGATATACAAGGCAAGCCCTTTTAACTCCACTAGACATTGCTTGAAAGAATGGTAGTTGGTAGCTTCTAGGGCTCCATTTGTAAGGGATGGTTATTTCAGTCATCGTGGTCTGGAGTGTAATCAACTAGTTTAATTGTTAACTCACCCCCGCCATCATTCGCTATCTCTACGTTTTTAATATCAGGTAAGTACTTGTTAATTAGCTTTAATTTAGTATCTATGACTTTTGATTTGCGGGTTATATCAGTAGGCTCTAAGGTAATACTTAAATCATCTAATTCTTCACATATTTTAATAACATGCTGCAAATGACCCTGTGACGTTAATAGCTGCCTTAAGTCTTCTTGCCTTTCTGCTCTACGGGCTTGTTTAGTTGTTTGTCCTTTCTTAGGCATTAGTTATTTACTCCACTATGATGAGCTAGTTTTTCGACTTCTTTGAGTCTTTTCTCTAACTCGATTACTTTTAATTCCAAATCTTTGTTTGGTTCTTCTATTTGATGGGCGATATGTTTAGCCCATGCATCAATAACTTCTTTGAATCCTATGTTGTTTAATGCAACCGATAATACCAAGAGTGAGCCAGAGAATACTAATACCGGTTTAGCGGCATATTGCTCTAACCCTTTCATAGTTGGTCGTTTCATTCGTGCTCTATTTGTGGGTATATTGGCTCAAAGGTTGAATTAGGTTGATTGCCTACTTGCTCATACCTAATCATCTGCTCTATTTCATCGGCGCTTTCATAAACTTCTATGCCTTTAGTGTCACCTGTTACGCAAACTATGGAAGTGTTATCTTTATTGGGTTTAACTATAGTTATATTGGCAGCAACAAATAAGGCTTTAGAGCCTCCACCTTTAATCGCTTTAAGCCTAATAGTCTTAATCATTAGTTAAGCCCTACAATGCCTGTTGCTGTGGTTCCTGTGCTTAGTACTCGTTTAGGCTGGACAGGTAATAGTGTACTTGCTACTACTGTGAATGTTACATCATTATCATTTCTATCTCTTAATGCTACATTCCCAGCTGTTGTTATCCAGATAGCTCTAAAGTTAACGTCGGTTGAGTCGCTTGGTGTGACTGATTGCCATAGTGTTGCTGCTTTAGTTTCGCCTTGACTCATATTGAGATACCTATATCTATGCTCATTTTTTGAAGTTTGTTTAATATTTCTTCGGCTGCGCCAGCCAATATTCCTGCATAATGCTTTAGTAGTGTTTGTCTGTCACCTTGATCAATTGTATTGTCTGGCAAAGGCAGTAAGTTAGTCGCTATTGCTAGTACTGAATTACGCTTTACTGCAGTATCGATAGCCATTATCTAAACTCAAAATCTTGAATGGTGTCATCAATCACAACATTAAACCCCATAAAGGTTATTTTTCTGCCACTAGGCGGCATGCCGTCACACACCATATAAGGTTCAAAATTACGGCGAATCGACCTCAATGCTCCATTAGTAAATACCAAGCTCTTTGGCTGAATGTTTTCAGAATTTAATTTAAATCTAGCTTTGTGGATTTTATCTATTATATCCATTAACTATACCTATTGATTGTTTCAGTGATTGAGCCTTTAACTTTTACACCCAGGTTAGCAGCGTTTTCTATTCTGCGCTCTACAATTGCTCTAAACTCTGATTTTCTAGCCCCGTTTACCATTAAAGACATTTCTTCATAGCGTTCAGCGATTCTAAGGTGCTCTACAGCTTGTGCCTGATTCTTTGCTTTATGCTTCGACTCTTTACTAGCCTCAACTTCTAAAGCGGCTTGTAGCTCCATATTGAGCTTTTCAGAGTGTTTAAGCTTAGCCTCTGCTGCTCTAGCTTTTTCGTTAGCAATATCTTCTTTGCTCGGTTTTGATGTGAATAAGTCGAAGAATCCCATTATACGAATTTTCCTTTGGTAAAGGTGGTAGCGTCATCACTTACTGTTGATGTGCCTATTGTAGCAGAATCGGCATCATTTCTTAATAGTGTTGTGGTGGCGGTTTGGGTCATTTTGTTTCTACCTAATGCAAAAGCGTAAGTAAACATATTCTGATAGGTGGTAGTAGCTGCTGGCACACTTGATGGTTGAGCGTGAGTGTCTACTTCCATAACATCGACCATCTCGGCGTTTATCTCGCTTGCTGTAGGTAGTGCTGCGATTAATGTTGGTATGTCATCGCCCTGCAATTCGTTAGTATCTGCTAGTATCAATGCTACATCCCCGCCTTTCACTGCTCCGTCAAGATTTAATGTTGGAGCCCCAGTTCTATTATCTGTTACAGCCTTGTAGACACCTCTAAGCTCGACATCTCCAGACGCCCCATTTAATGTAACAGTGCCTAACTCACCGCCTATAGTGAATGTATCGCTAGCCGTTATTCCTGACTGAGTAATTCCTCCGCTAAACCTTCTATATTCCGCTGTAGCAGCCCCCGCCCCACTTCTGGTAAACGTTGGACTTCCAGAGCCAGCAACAGTTGAATAGCAGTCAATGTGAGTAAAGTCTCCTGGGCCTGATTGGGTTATTGTTGAGCCAAATCCGCATTGCTGAGCAACATAATCTGGGAGTGTTGCTGTAGCAAATATACAATCCTCAAAAAACACAGGGTCGGCGGTTGACGTTCCCACACCGGAAACGCTTGAAAATCTTTCAAAAACAGTGCCGCCAATATTTTGGCCTCCAAGAGCGAGTACTGAGCCATTACCTATAACATCATAACCTTCATAATCTCCGCCAAGCGTCAGGGTCGAACCCGGGGTGACCTCAATTTTATGCAATCCTGTTGATGTCAGCAAGGATAGTAATGCAGCACTTGTTGACACAGGGTTTCTTGCGGTTCCGTCTATATTTACCTCTGTATTGGTATTTGACGCGTTAGAATTGAACCATACCGCACCGTTGTCATACCCTTCGACTCCTTGAGAAAAGGCAACGAAAACTTGGTCTATTGCCACCGTTGCACTAGTTAAGCCGCTTGCTTTAAAAAATCTAACTCTAACTTTCCCCTCGTCAGCCCCATTGCCAACCATGTCGA